GCAACAAGGAAATGCTTGATCTTGAGCTGCGCACGATCCCGACGCCCCTGATGGACGGCGGGATATTCAACGCGATGCTGGACAGGTTCCAGGGGAACATCGACCAGACGGCACGCAAGAACGTTCGTATCCCAGGCATGCCGACCGCGTCCGATGTTCGCAATGAGATTGAGGGCCCGCAACCAGGGCCGCAGGTGAATTTCAATATTCCGCAGCCGATGACGCCGCTTTCGACGTTGCTCGGTAGCGGTCGATAAAAGGAGAGAACATGGCCAAGAAGCAGAATCCCAGTCAGAGCAGTAATCCTTACCCGCACTGGGATAGTGCAAAGGTCAGGGAGCGGGGAACGGAAACTCACAAGCAGGAGCACGAAAGCAGTATTCGCAAGATAGACGAGCAGAACGAACGCAAGATGGACTAATGACAAGCAGAATCACAGCCATGGACTTGCAGGGCGCGGTGTACTTGGTGGCTTCTGGCTTGCGTGGGCGCTTTTCGTTGATCGCACTGGGCCCTGCGGGCGCGAGAACGATTGCCCGAGGGTTTCATACTAGGGCGGAGCTATGGGACGCGGTTGAGCGTGTGAGTGCCATAAAACGGCCATGCTGGCCGAGCGTTGTAGCGAAAGTTGGATGACACCGATTCGTGCCATCGGTGGTCCTGGCAAAGGCCGGTTTCGCTCCTTACCGGCCCTTTTCCAAATGAGATTGGGCATCGTCCGTCCTTACGATGTCCAGGCCTGGGGTCGGGTTCGCCTCACCCGGCCCCGTTTTTAAGGGAGTTACTAAGACACTTATGAAGATAAAAACCAAGTACGAAATTTTTATCGAAGACTATCTAATTCATCGCAACGCTACCCGTGCAGCTCGTCTGGCCGGTTATGGGTCGCCCAAGCAAGCCGGCCACCGCTTACTACATGATCCAGAAATCAAGGCGGAAATCGAGAAACGCACTGAAAGGCATCTCTCTATGCAGGGAGTAGATCGCCAATGGGTCGTAGACGGCCTTGTGCGCGAAGTTCGACAGGCACAGGCGGCCAACAAGTCAACCAACGCACTGCGCGGCCTTGAACTGCTAGCTAAGCACCTAGGCATGTTTACGGAACGCACAGAGATATCTTTCGAGGCCGAGATGCTAGAGAACCTGGCGGAGCGCATGGCTGAAAGCCAGGCCAGAATGCTTGAGGCAAAAGAACCCAAGTCTTTGACCCCGGAACCTGAGACAGACAAGAGCAAGGTGCAATGAAATCGGCCACGCAGTTAGCTGCACAACTGGTAAAGGAAATCTCCGGCTTTCGCTGGGACCCTTTAGGATTCTGCGATTACGCTATTCCCTGGGGTGCGCCGGAAGTCTCCGGCTCCAAGGGGCCACGTGAGTGGCAGCGCGAGGTATTCGCTGTCATTGGCCAGCACCTGCAGGATCCCCAGACCCGCCATCAGCCTCTGCATACCGCCATTTCTAGCGGCCACGGAATCGGCAAGACAGCGTTCGTTTCCATGCTCATTGCGTGGGCCATGTCCACTTGCGCCGATACACGGGTCGTTATCACGTCAAATACGGAGAACCAGCTCCGCACCAAGTCCTGGCCAGAAATAAATAAGTGGTTTCGCTTGCTGATTAACGCTTCATGGTGGAACCTGGGCGCTACCTCAATTACATCGAAGTCCAAATCCCATGAGCGCATCTGGCGCACTGATGCCATTGCGTGGAGCGAAAACTCTACCGAATCTTTTGCAGGATTACACAATCAGGGCAAGCGAATTCTTTTAGTGTTTGACGAGGCCAGCGCCATCAGCGACAAGATTTACGAAGTCGCCGAAGGTGCTCTGACCGACAAGGATACGGAAATCATCTGGCTTGTTTGTGGCAACCCGACCCTGAATACCGGCCGCTTCCGCGAGTGCTTTGGACGGCTGAAACACCGCTGGAAAACCTTTCAGATCGATTCCCGCACCGTTCCAGGCACCAACCTGGAGCAGATCAATCGCTGGATTGAAGATTACGGAATCGATCACGACTGGGTACGGGTTCGCGTTCGCGGCGAGTTTCCCCGCTCCTCCAGTGCCCAGTTTATCGGCAATGACATTGTCGCTGCCTGCCGTCGCTACAAAGCAGAAGGCTATCAGCACATGCCGAAGATCCTGAGTGTCGACGTGGCACGTATGGGCGATGCCCAAAGCGTCATCGTTGTGCGGCAAGGCAGGAAGGTGCAGATCCTCGGCAAGTACCGAGGCTTGGACACGATGCAACTGGCCGATCGCATTCTGGAATTCAAAGAAGAACACGCGCCGAACGGTATCGTCGTCGATGGCGGCGGAGTTGGCGGCGGAGTCATTGACCGCTTGCGCCAGCTGGGCTTGACTAAAGGCCTATTCGAGTTCAATGGCGGATATGCTGCCAACAAGGCCGACAAGTACTTCAATCGCAGGGCAGAGGTCTGGAGCCTGATGAAGGAAGCCATGATCGCCGGCTTTGAACTGCCTGACGACCCAGAAGTAGAACAGGATCTCTGTGGCCTGCAGTATGCGTTCTCGCCCAAGCAGCAATTGCAGTTGGAAAAGAAAGAGGATTTGCGCCGCCGTGGGTTAGCTTCGCCGGATATTGCAGACGCTATTGCAATGTCATTTGCGGTGAACGTTCAGCCTGCAACCCATCCGACGGTATCAACTCCGAGGTACTGGACTCCTGGCACGGAGGGGAATTCATGGATGCAGATGTAAGAGACTTGCTGGATGGCCCAGGAGATTCGAACGCCAAGAGTGGCTGTGACGTGATTGCCACGCGAGACGATGCCTGCCCACAGCATGGCCCCTACGTCGCTCAGCAGATACGCCTACGCCCCAGTCGGGTTCCTTACTGGCTACCCTGCCCACACTGTCAGGCTGAGTGGGAACGCCGGACACGAGAGGAAGAACGTCTTTTCAAGCGCTGCATCGCCGGCACTCCAGAGTGGAGCCCCTGGGGGAAATAATGACTTCTGGGGCAAGTGAATGATGACCGAGGGTCAGGCTGAGACTTTAGGCAGACTTTTGGCAGAGCGGCATGTATCTCATTGCAGTACAAAGGCTTACACTGGCGCGTCGGATATGCAATCACGTGCGTCAAATCGTACTGTGTCAAATTTGACACCCTTTTTCGGTGATTTGGCTCGCCTGAAGCTAGAGCACGGGGCTGGGGCTTTGTAGGGCCGCTAGTTGATCGAACTGGCGGCCTGCGAAAATACGTTGTTAGCGTTTGAACCGATCAGCCGGATCGTGCCGACAACAAGCACGAGGATTACTGCGAGCATCACGGCGTATTCAGCAATGTCTTGACCTTGATCGTCAGACCAGAGCACGGAAAGGGGGAGGGACATGTTTGCCAACCTTGGGTAAATTTTGTATCTGCAGACAATGTAACTGGGTGCCTACTCAGTTCAATTCGTGAACAGAAGGCGAGCTATCACACGAAGGCTGGGATTAAAGAAACAATACACCCAGGGGTAGCATTGTCAACAAGAATCAAGCTAGCACTTAAGCCTATCGCAGAGCGTAATTTTGAGGCGCAGATCGTAGCTGTGACGTAACGGCCACGGAAGGCGTCAGCGGGAGACTAGGCCTTCTTCGGAAACATCCAAAACCAAGCTGTCGTTACTGCGGCCACGTGGAACAGACACACAAGCCAGAGCAGATTGTTACCCAAAAGGTTGGCCACCGCATTCGGTATGCGTAGGTTGCTGACCAGTATTAGCCAAATGAAGAAGCCAAACCCCGCAAACCCAACTACAAGACCGACAGCAATTGCCTTCAACAGGAGTTTCATGATTCGACCTCCGGGGCAGCGCCGCGAATTACACCGCCAATAGGAAAGCCCCCGACAAGGGCTTGGCTGGTGGTGCCTTTGCCGGGGGCTCTCTCCGGCGAGACAGCTCCACGAAGCTTCGCCGGGGATATTGACGGTACGGACTATACGGGCCCACTAGGTAGAATCCAGCGGATAAGCCGCTAACAACTTCTCACTAGCTCGTGGGTCGTGCTCGTGTAGAGCCGATTTGAGCTCCTCGATAACTTCCTCCGCTTCTTCGCCCTCAGCGGTGATGGCCTTGGCGCAGAGTGTACGAATGCGGTTCTCTAGAGTAGCAGGTGAATTCATGGTGCCCTTCCACCTTCCATGATCCAGCCAATAGCCAATTTTGCAATAGGGCAAACACTTCAAAGCGGGCAAACTGCGTACACGGATGGACTGAAAGCAGAAGCCCCCGACGGATAGCGCGATTGGGGAGGGCTGTCGGGGGCCGTAGATGAGTCGTGGACACGATGTCAGATAAGCGCCTAAAGCGCGATACAGGAAAATCCGTCGACATGGTTGCGCGCCTGGGGGCATCTCCAGCGAGCCCCTGCTCGGTTCCGCCGGGGAACTTGAGTTAAAGCCCCCGACATCTCAGAGGTCTGCATGGGCAGTCGTCGGGGGCTCTGGTACA